AACAAAAATGATTAAAGAACTTTTAAAAGTAATAAAACTTTAGAAATGAACATTAAAGACACTCCGTGGTTTGAAAGCAAACCGTTACTAGAACATCCTAAGTACTTTGTATTTGAGGACAAGTATCCTGTAACCAAAGGACACTTGCTGTTTGTTCCTAAAGAAGATACAGAGTTGCACATCCGTGAATGTTTCCTAGCCGCATATGAGTATGGGTTAGATCTATTTAAAAAAGAATATTGTGATGGATTTAATGTTGGGCAAAACGTAGGACAAGCGGCAGGGCAAACAGTAATGTACCCTCATGTACATATGATACCACGCACAGACGGCGATTGTGCAGACCCTAGAGGCGGTGTACGTGGTGTTATACCTGAAAAACAGAAGTACTAAATGATACTATTAGTTAATGGTGACAGCCACACTGCTGGTGCCGAAGCAGTAAATTCTCACGCAGTTGCAGAAGATGATCCTAAGTATGTAAACATGCAACGTAGCCCTCACCCAGATAATTTAAAAGCAAGTTGGGGATTAAAATTAAGCAAGATGTTAAATGCTAGCCCTCTTGTACTAGCAGAGTCAGCAAGCTCAAATGATCGTATTATACGAACAACTAATCAATGGTTAGTAGAACACCCTGATCCAGATGTTTTTATAATTATCCAATGGTCAACTTGGGAACGTGAAGAATGGCTAATAGATGACAAGTGGTTCCAGGTCAATGCTAGTGGTATAGATGATGTTCCCGACAGCCACAAACAAAAATATAAAGAATTTGTTGCTAATGTTGACTGGAATAAATGCACCAATAACTGGTTTAAAAGAATAAAAGCATATCATAAATATTTAGACTCGCAAGGTATTAAGCATCTATTCTTCAATGGCAATACTGATTTTGGGAAGGTAAAAGAGAAATATGATTTTGGTAAAAGTTATATAGATCCGTACTCGCCCGAGGGAACATATCACGGATGGTTACAAACCAACGGACACAAAACAGTAAGCAAAAACAGCTATCATTATGATTCACAAGCACACAGTGACTGGAGTAAATTTATGGTACGTTATCTAGTTGACAATAAACTTGTTTGATCGTATAATACTAGTATGAGATACTTATTAGTGGACACAGCAAACACATTCTTTCGTGCTAGACATTCAGCATTTAGAGCAAGTGATACTGAAGAAAAGGTAGCATTTGCCCTCCATGTAACAATGGCAAGTATAAACAAAGCACACAGAGACCAAAAAGCAGATCATGTTATATTCTGTTTAGAAGGTCGTTCTTGGCGTAAAGACTTCTATGAGCCTTACAAAAAGAATAGAGCAGTAGCTAGACAAGCCTTAACAGAAAAAGAAGCCGAAGAGGATAAAGCATTTTGGGAGTCGTTTGACGAAATGAATAAGTTTGTTAAAGAAGGCACAAATTGTACTACTCTACAACACAAAGAACTAGAAGCAGATGATTTAATTGCTGGGTGGATACAAAGTCATCCCAATGATGAACACGTTATTGTATCTAGCGACTCTGACTTTTATCAGCTGTTGGCTAACAATGTTAAACAGTATAATGGTATATCTGATGAGTTGCATACACTAGAAGGCATCTTTGACAAAAAAGGTAATCGTGTATTAGATAAGAAAACAAAAGAACCTAAAGTAGTACCGGACCCTGAATGGATACTATTTGAAAAATGTATGCGTGGTGATGCTACTGATAATGTGTTTAGTGCGTATCCAGGTGTACGTAAGAAAGGTACCAGGAACAAAGTTGGATTAGTTGAAGCTTTTGAAGACAAGAAGAAAAAAGGTTACAGTTGGAATAACATGATGCTACAACGCTGGATTGATCATAACGAAGTAGAACACAGAGTGCTTGACGATTATGAACGAAATTGTATTTTAGTAGACTTGACAATGCAACCAGATGATATTAAAATTAAGATAGCTGAAACTATCGCAGAAGGGTCTAAAGCAAAACAAGTACCAATGGTAGGTGCTAAGTTTTTAAAGTTCTGCGGTAAATATGATTTAGTTAAATTAAGCGATAACGCATCAACAATGGCTGAGTGGATGAGTGCTAGCTACCCAGTAAAAGGAGTGTAAGATGGCAGTAACAGCAAAAGGAATTGTTAAGAACAAGTTTTGGGTATTAATTGAAAACAAACGACGCATAGGTGAAATATCAGCCAATGGTGTTGGAAGAGGTTATTCAATTACATTTCACGGTTCAAAAGCAACTGTTGATAATGTAGACGAACTAAAAATTGGTCGTAAGAAAATTACATTTGTAGATCCACCAAAACCAGCTCAAATTGAGAGAGATCAAGTGCATGGTTATCCTACAGATGCAGAACCATTCAACGGAGTATGGGATTTAAAACACAAAGCCCCTATATACACCAAAGAAGATAACAGCAAGAGTTGGGTTTGTGCAGGATGGTTCCTAATTAAAAAAGGACGTAATTGGAAACAAGAGTTTTGTCCAAAATTAATTACCATTGAACGATACGATCATCATGGTCCGTATCACACGCAAGAAGACTTGCTTAAGGTTAAAGCATAGTGCAACACATCAAACGCTTTATAGATCGTTTAAATGACCTACAAGCAACAAACGCAAAAGACTTTACTATGAGCATGCACGAAGCTAGAATGTTGCATACAGACATCACAAAGTTGCTAATAGACACTAAGCAAACAGGTCAATCACCCGCAGACGAAGTAATCAATGTTGAAGTAAAAGGTGCAGACTTCTAGGCAAAATGAATAAATCACAGCAGAATAAACAAGAGAACACCAGAATAGGTATTGTGGTTGTTGTATTAGTGACTATCATTATATATTGGATATGCAGATAACACCAGGTTAAGGGTAACTAAGCTGTATCAACTATAGAGACTTCTAGAATTAATAAACTACGCAGTTATTTGGATAAATAATGATACTATATTATAACAGTATTATTAATCATGAAACAAACTTATCTATACTTAAAACAGCATAATAAAACTGGATTAAAGTATTTTGGAAAAACAATCAGAGATCCTAAGACATATAAAGGATCAGGCGTTCGATGGAATTATCATCTAAACAAACACGGTGACGATGTTACTACTGTTTGGGCAAAAGAATTCACAGACAAGCATGAGCTAACTTCCTTTGCATTAGAATATTCTAAAAATAATAATATTGTTGAATCAAACGAGTATGCTAATCTAATGTTAGAAGATGGGCTAACGGGTGGAGATACCGGGCTTACAGAAGCTGGCAGAAAAATTATTAGTGAAAGATCTAAAAAATATCGTCATAGTAAAGAAACATTAGAAAAAATTCGCAACGCAAGAGCCAAGCAAACTAATCTAAGAACAGGATACAAACATTCTCCGGAAACTAAGGCTAAAATAAGAGCCGCAATATTAAAGATAAACAGGAACAAGATCAATGTCTAGGCCAAAACCAGAAGTACTTGTTGAGATTACCAACAAGGAAACATATAAAACAGAACAGGTGTTAGCCAGTGACGGTATATGGGCAGTATATTTTAACGCTCGACCTATCAATTTAAAAACCAGCAACTACCTAGTTCAATATCCAGGACCTAAATATAAGAAAGTATCGTTTAGTAATCCAGGGCACGCTATTAATCTAGCAAAGAAACTTAACGAACAATTCCAAACTGACAAGTTCTCTGTTGTGCTATTAGACAAAGGTAAAGTAATTTATCCTGAAAGTGGAAAGAAAACTAAATCTCACTAAGCAAATTCTTGCCGCCCTTGACAAACCACTCTCATTAGAAATTGCATTAGCCACCTGGTGGACCAATATACAAGAAACAGGTGGTATGGGATTAACACAACATGGATTTGCACTATTTACACAACAGTTAGATATCAAATCATATGAGTGGGACATAGAACAAAATTCAGCTTTGGGCAACCGCATTGTACTAGCACTTGACAGAAAGATGGAATATCCTTATTATATTAAAAGAGCACGAGGCAAAAACTCCAAAGGAAAGTTATATTTGTTTGGAGAGCGAGACGCTGTTATGATTAACCTTTGTGGCGACCTTATTAGATTTGTTGAGAATACCCTAAGATGAAAGAACAACTTATTAAACTATATAACCAACGATCTCAATACGAAATTAATAACTTTATACAACAAGTACCTATAGAAATTGACATTGATAGGTTAAGAAAAGAAGTTTTTAGTATTATTGTTGACAATAACTACGGTACTAATACTGTAAGTTTAAAATTGCCCATTGGCGAAAGCAACTGGGTTGATCAAAAAGAGGCATTAGAAACTGGTAGTAATTTTCCTTTTTCTCTAAACGGAGAAGGGATAACTCCAACAAATACAATACCAAACTCACACTACGTTAATTGGCATCCAGATTCTGGACCGTACTTAAAATTAATTACTAGTTTATTAGAAGAACTCACAGGGGTATCTATTGGCCGTGTGAGGTTAGCTTGGTTAGAAGCGGATAAAGGATATCCAATACATACCGACAGTGATCCTATGAGATTACACGTACCGATATTTACAAATAATCTTTCTTACATTTTACATGACGGTCAACTATTTAATTTTAAATATGGAAATGTATATCATTTAATTACACCGAGCATGCACACTGCTTGGAATTTTGGAGAACTTCCTCGATTGCATTTAATATTATCAACAACAGGTGATCAAGAGGTAACTAATATAATAAACGAAGTAACGAACCTAACCCAAACGGACAACAATGTTAAAAGTCATTTTAAAGATAGTGGCATCGACAGTTATAGCATAAGAGAATTTATTAAAATTACAAAAGCTAATGTTAAGTCAAAAGAATTTGGGTTTATTAAGAAAATATACGATATAATTAAAGGAGAATAGTATGGCACAGATACACCCTGGACAACGCAAATCAAACCCAGAAGCAACACGCAATGGCAAGCCAAGAATTAAAGGTTGGTCAAAAGTAATACTAGAAGAAGCAATAGAAAAAGCGTCAAAGAATAAAGAGAAAGCAAGATATCGTAAAGAAATTCAAAGACGCTTTTCAATAGCGTAAAATAATTAAAATTTAGGTTGACTTTAATCTCATAATACCGTATAATTACTCAGTAATAAAGAAGTAGCCTTTGGGCACCATTTATGCACCCTTCGTCTATCGGTTAGGACACCGGGTTTTCATCCCGGCAAGAGGAGTTCGATTCTCCTAGGGTGTACCAATTTTGAGGAGATGTTATGGTTTGGAATGCAAAGAAAAGTTTCGTAGTCGGTACTGCAACAGAAGAACTATTTCCAGGGGGTAAATACGCAATGATAATAACTGCGGGCATAAGAGCACATGATCTACAGCGTGGTGCTAAACCATTAATTGCAGGATTAGAAAGTCATAAACCTTCAGTAGTGGCACTAATGGAAATTGAACAAGGATTAATTTCTCCCAGTTACCCGCACGATCATATTGAACCTAAAACTGAAAAAGTGGAAGAAGAGATATATGACTAACGACAAAGACGATTTTAGCTACAGTAACGAAGCTGAAGAGGAAATGGCTCAGCTTCATGCTATCCATTTACACATGAATGCTGTTAGCGAGGTCCAACGTAAGCTAGCAAAACAGGCGGAGACACCTAGTGCTTATGAATGCGAAGAATGTGGCGAACCGGTTCCAGAAGCTCGGCGATTAGCAATGCCTGGTGTTCAATACTGTACTCCTTGTCAAGGCTACCTGGAAAGAAAAGGGGTGGTATGATCGGAGGAACCACAGTTGTTGGTGAACCGCGAGATATAATCGATAAAGGATTATTTGATTCTGGAGTTAATTTCTTATACGGAGATATTGCAGAAAAGAATACAGCAGAAATTTTGTCATGGATTACATATGAAAATATTGAGTCATCAAAAAAGAACCTTACCTTATATATTAATTCAATTGGCGGGAGTTTGTATGATACGTTTGCAATCATTGACGCTATGAAGGCTAGCCATATACCCATACACACAGTAGCTATGGGATCAGCTATGAGTGCGGCCTTTTTGATACTTGTAAGTGGACACAAGTCACACAGATTTATATCACCTAACACCGGGTTAATGTGTCATCAATTTAGTGATGAGGTATTAGGTAAACATCACGATATTAAAGCAGGAGTAGTTGAAGTAGATCTGTGCCATGACCGAATGGTCAATATCTTAGTTGACGCTAGTGGTCAAGATGTAAAATGGGTTAAGAAAAATCTATTAGCATCAAGTGATCAATACTTTACTGCTCAACAAATGATCGAAATGGGATTAGCAGATAGCCTTTTTCAAAAGATATAACAAGGTCGCTAGTTAATAAGTCTGCACTCTTTGGAGTGCTTTTTTGTGGCTATTCTATCTAAAAAACCACAATATATAGTGTTAGCCATTGACATTTAATACAAGATGTGCTATAATTACACTGTAATTAACAATAACTTAAGGAAAAAATATTATGAAACAACGTGTAGAAGGATTTGGAACAGCAGAACGTACACAAGAACTATACGAAAGAGTTATTAACAAATTAGATCGCATAGAGACTCGAGTAACAACATCGGCTTATTTTATTGCTTTCTTTTGCGGATTTTGTGTTGTAGGTCTAATATTTCAGGTACTGTGATTGACCAATAAATCCAAAACTGCTATAATGTAGTTAGAAATTAAGTTAATCATCAAGGGAAGATACAATGAAAAATGTAAAAATGTGGGTAGGTTCCATGGAAGTGGAACGCACTGCACTTGAACAAATTCAAAATATCGCTTCATTACCTATCTTAGCAGGACATCTTGCAATAATGCCAGATGTTCATATGGGTAAAGGTGCTACTGTAGGATCAGTTATTCCTACACGAAATGCTATTATTCCTGCCGCGGTTGGAGTTGACATCGGGTGCGGAATGTGTGCGGCAATGACTAACTTAGTTGCATCTGAATTACCTGACTCATTAAATGTAATGCGATCCGAGATTGAACGTAAAATTCCAGTTGGTTTTTTGGATCATATTACTGGTTCAGAAAAAGTAATAGCATTAAAAAAAGCCGAAACAGTTATGATGGAACGATGGGAAAAACTTGCATTAAAAGATAAACTTGGTCGTGCCAATCCAACTAAGATTATTAACCAAATCGGTACATTAGGTGGCGGGAATCACTTTGTTGAACTTTGCTTAGACTCAGAAGACCGAGTATGGGTAATGCTTCATTCAGGTTCACGTGGTATTGGTAATCAAATTGGCAAAGTTGCGATTAACATAGCAAAAGAATTGGCTGTTAAAGCAGAACGTAATTTAGTTGACAAGGATCTTGCTTGGTTAGATGAAGGTACTCCAGAGTTTGATGATTACATTGAAGCAATGCAATGGGCACAGGATTATGCCATGCTTAATCGAGATACTATGATGCAAATTGTGTTAGCAACAGTAAAGAATATGATTCCGCATACTAAAGTAATTGGCGAAGTAGTAAACTGCCACCATAACTTTACATCATTCGAAAGTCACTTTGGTCAAGACATGTGGATTACACGTAAAGGTGCAGTGTCTGCTAAAAAAGGACAGCTTGGTATCATTCCAGGGTCAATGGGAGCAAAGTCGTTTATTGTTAAAGGTCTAGGCAATAACGAGGCATATTGTTCTTGTTCACACGGTGCAGGTAGAAAGCACAGCCGTACATCTGCTAAGAAATTCTTTAATGTAGACGACTTAATTGCTCAAACAGCAGGAGTTGAATGCCGAAAAGATGCAGATGTATTAGATGAAATTCCTGGAGCATATAAGGATATTGAAGAAGTAATGAAGGCACAGGCTGATTTAGTGGAAAAAGTACACACTCTTAAACAAGTTCTTTGTGTTAAAGGGTAATAAAATAATTGGTTTTTTTGGTTGACCATTAATTGGTTTTTTGCTATACTTACTTGTAAGTTAATTAGTAGGGGTAGAAAATGAATACATCGACAATGGAATTAGATAAATTAATTACTAGATACATGGCAGGTCTTGAAGGCGATTTTACCAGTCGTGGACTTAACTTAGTTAAAAAATGGATGGCAGAGCCAGGTAACAGATACATTAAAATATCATCAGGCATTGTTAGAGATGGTGAAGTTGATCAACGTAGTGTTGTCGCTTTTATTGATAAAGCAACAGGTGATGTTTACAAACCAGCATCATGGAAAGCACCAGCAAAAGGTGTTAGATTTAACTTGTTTAAAGACATTGATTATTTAGAAAAAAACTGTGGCGGCGGCCACTTATATAGATAGGGGAATCAATAATGAAAGATAAAATGAAACTTAGAATATTACAACAGAAAGTAGCAAAGGAACAATCCTATCCATATGATAATGAAGAGGGCGAACATAATATGATATACAATAAGCCTATACTTCAGACTGAAGTGAATGGTGTGTGGGAAGATATACCTATTGTCACTGAGTGGGTAGACTGGGAAGAGAAATTTCATAAACCAAAAGAAACACAAATTGCTGGTGATTGGGAAGAAGCCTATTATGAAGAAGTGGACAGAATGAGAAAACTAGAACAGAGAAATAAATATCGGAATATCCCGAAGACGAACCTACTGTAACAAAGGAAAATATATAAATTATTTGGTATTTTTGGTTGACCATTAATTCGTTTATTGCTATAATGTATTTAAGAAGTTAGGAAAGTAATTTAATTTTTAGGGGTAAAAATTATGAACATAGACAACTTAGAAACAAACACTAAAGTTTTAATGAAAGCCTGGGATCATGAAAATAAATGTCTAGTTGAAACAGTTGCAACTTACTTAGGTTGGTGTGATCATCCTGATTATGGTACCGCAGTATCAGTTAGTTACGAAAACAAAGACTGTCATTTAAATCATCCTGATTGGGCTGAGGAAACAGAAACTGATATAGCTATTAACAGCTTCACTAAAAATGTTATCAAAGTTATGGAGGTAGCGTAATGGATATTTCAAAACTAAAAATTAGAACGGTACAAGGTCCAGAAGACGGATCAACACATGCCTTAGTTAAAGGTGACACTGCTATACTGGTACCAGCATACAGTATGGAAGAAGCACAGGAAAGAGTAGCACAAGCTAAGGTAGCACCTAACAAAGGGTGGGTAGCTAGTAATGAGAAAGCTATACATATTCCAGGTGTTTGGGAATATGAAATGGTAACATATCAGGAGACAGTATAATGGGATTAGATATGATGGCGTATGCAGTAGATCCAACAGTTACTACTAAAGACAAAATACGCAATAATATTGCAGAGTGGAGAAAGCATCCTAACTTGCATGGTTGGATGGAAAAACTATGGAGATCTAGGACAGGAAATAAAGACGATGACTTCAACTGTGAAGAACTAGAATTAACATTAACCGACATTGATGATTTAGAAAGAGTAATCCAGTTTGATCAACTGCCATCGACACAAGGTTTCTTTTATGGTAGCGATGCTGATGATTATTACAAAGGTACAGATCTAGCGTTTGTTGAAGATGCTAGGACTAAGATTGAAGCTGGCAAGAAAGTTTTTTATAATTCATGGTGGTAAGGAGAATAGTATGAGTGATTTTTGGTTAGGTATTTTAATTGGTGCTGTTGTTATGGACGTACTTTGGGCATGGCATGTAGGCATCATAGAAACAGTAATACAAAAAATAACAATGAAATGGAAACTGTACCGAGCAAGGTTCCTATGATCGAAGAACAAGTTATGTTCAATTTTGGAAATCACAGCGAAAGTGATTTCAGATTATGGATCAATAATCAATGGTTTGAGTACAAAGAGGAAGTATGGGCGTGGGAAGGTAGAAATGTAACTGGCACGCCACAAGAATACTTTAAGAAGTATAAATGGTTTTTAAAAGCAAAGTATAAACAGGAGAATATCAATGAATGAAGCAGTAATAGCATTAATGATAGTAACAGCAAATGGTATCGTTCCAGGACCAACGTTTTATACCTATGAAGAATGTGAAGCAGTAAGTGCAAATATCCAAACACAAGAAACATTCTGTTACTACCAAGAGCCGGTCAATGTTGATGCGGCCATATCACAATTAGGTGATATAATGAAAAAGATGAAAGAGCAGTTAGATGAAATTAAAAACGAAGATAACCAAAAAGCAGTACTGTAGATACAAAGCATACTTCTATACATACATTGTTTTTATGGTATGTGTATCAATATATGTTGACTATCAACGTTGGATCAACCCTTTAGGTATGAAACCAGAAGTTGATCCAAAGCAACACAATGGTGCACAAGAGTTTACTCCGCCAAATGTATTTGAATCTTCAATCACACTACCAGACGGTCGACCAACATCAACTATCAATCTAAACACAAAGATAGAACAAGCACCTCCTTTAACTGAGGAGGATCTGAAAGTATTTGACGAGTTACGTCAAATGGACGAGCTGTCAGATGAAGAATTCCAGGAGAAATCACAATTAGAATTGCAATAATAATGTTATTAATATTCTTTGGTTTAATAGGATATCTAATTAGTTTACAAATAGGTTGACCATTAATTCACATTGTCATATAATGTAGTTAAGTTAAACAACACGGGGGTGTATAAGATGTCAGAAACAAGAACAATTAATTCACAAGATGCAAGAGCAGGGCTTAAAAAATGCTTTGATAAGAAGCGTCCTGTATTCCTTTGGGGTCCCCCAGGGATTGGCAAATCCGAACTAGTCGCAGATATTGCACAAGAAATGGAAGGTCATATGATTGATCTACGTTTAGGGCAAATGGATCCAACAGACATTCGTGGTATTCCTTACTATAATAAAGAAATGAACTTAATGGATTGGGCTCCTCCAATTGATTTACCGAGCGAAGAGCTAGCTAAACAGTATCCAATAGTAGTTCTATTCTTAGATGAAATGAACTCTGCGGCTCCAGCAGTACAGGCCGCGGCATATCAGTTAATCCTTAACAGACGTGTTGGTAAGTATGTACTTCCAGACAATGTTGTTATGGTAGCGGCCGGTAACAGAGAGTCAGATAAAGGCGTTACGTATAGAATGCCTACACCATTAGCAAACAGATTCATTCACTTGGAAATGAAAGTGGATTTTGAATCATGGGAGCAATGGGCAGTTAAAAATAAAATACATAAAGACGTTATCGGTTATCTTGCATATAGCAAACAAGATTTATACGATTTCGATCCCAAGAGTTCGAGTAGGGCGTTCGCTACCCCCCGTTCGTGGACCTTCGTTTCAGAATTACTGTCAGACGAAGATTCCGACAAGAACGTTCTACTCAACCTAATAGCAGGAAGTGTTGGAGAAGGGCTTGCAGTTAAGTTTATGGCACATAGAAAAGTAGCTAGCCAAATGCCTAATCCAGAAGACATACTATCAGGTAAAGTAACAGAGTTAGAAATTAAAGATATTTCAGCTATGTATTCATTGGTTGTATCAATGTGTTATGAACTTAAAGATAGACAAGATAAAGGCATAAAAGAAGTTGAGTGGACTAAAAATCTTGATTGTTTCTTTGAGTACATGATGAATAACTTTGAAACAGAAATAGTAGTAATGGGTGCTAGAACTGCTCTTACTACATATGATTTAAAGTTTAGTCCAACTAAACTTAAGAGCTTCGATAAGTTTCATGATAAGTACGGGAAGTACATACTAAAAGCAAGTCAGGGATAAATGCGTACCTTTAAGGTAAGAAAGACAACAGTGCAATGGAATGCACACCCAAAATTCCTCTACTGTATTGAGTTTGATAGGATTAGTTATCAGCAGGCAGTAGAGGACTTTGCTACGGCTTTGGATTGGTGTTGGACTACTTGGACTAGCTCTGTAGATTTACAAAGTTGGTTGCACTTACACAAACGACAAATAAGCAATCAGTACTGGTGTTGGGATAATCAAACCAGCGTTCACAGTAATAGAATATACTTGTCATCGAGCAAGGAGGTTGATGCTTTCTTATTAAGATGGAAATGACAATTGACATAGAGAATGCAGGGCCCGATGATCAACTTATGATTGTTAGGTTAGAGAAACCTCTGGATACTACTGAAAAAATATTCCAATGGAATGATCGTATGGATATCATAGAAGAAGATCTTAAAGATGTCCAGTTTGCCGAAAGAATAAGTTACGATAAATGGAAGTGGTCAAGTAGTCACGAACTTAATAGATACCTTACGTATTACTTTATGAGATTTGAAGGCAATGAAAGTTAAAATACCTAACAAGTTTAAATTCGTAGACACTGTGTTACATAATGTTGCGGAACCTTTTGACTTTGGGAAGCCTGAAAAGAATTTACATCTAGCAATAAAAATGTTAGAGTTTATGAAAAAGTCTAATGGCATTGGGCTTGCGGCTCCGCAACTTGGCATTGGATGTAGGTTGTTTGTGATGCAAACTAAATTTGGTGCAGGAGATGTAGCTTCGTTCTGTTTTAATCCAGAAATCATTAATTACGGTGAAACAACTGCTAAAATTGATGAAGGTTGTTTAAGTTTTCCTGGAGAAAGTTTTTCAATTAGACGACCTGCTTATATCGAAGCTATCTATTATAATCATAAAGGTGAACAAATAACAACAAGGCTATGGGGACTTCCGTCTATTGTGTTTCAACATGAACTAGATCACTTAAACGGAATAGTAATGCAAGATAGGTTTAAGGAGCAAAATGAAGCTAACTAAAACATTAGCAGGGTGTATTGATATCTGGGACGGTTGTTGGGAATACTCTGATAACACTGTAACCTTAGTTGAGGCTGTTTGTCAGAATACTGAGCTACCAAATATTTGCTGGAAACCTGCACCGTATCTAGGCAAGGACACTAAACGCCAAAGTGATTACTTAAATCTAACAGCTATACATAAAAAACATCGTCACCCAATTACAACTAAGCTATTTGAAGACTTCCATATGGTGCTGACTGACGCTACTGCTGAATATATGCCACGGTATGGAATTAGAGAAGACTGCTTTAATAATTCTAGCTATCAATTGTTGCGTTATCAAGAAGGTGGTGAATATCCTAATCATTATGATGGCCCTACAATAACAGGAAGACACATAAGTGCTATACTTTACATTAATGATAACTATGAAGGTGGCGAACTAATTTTTCCTTTACACAATGTCTGGATTAAACCCAAAGCAGGAACGTTAGTTATGTTTCCTAGTGCATGGGCATACCAACATCAGGCTAAACCGGTAACTAAAGGTACCAAGTATGCCATTGTTACTTGGTTACATGATAGAGAAAACGTCATTGAATCACCTGGTTAAAATACATTGGAGAAAGGGCGACACGGTCCGTGAGTGGAATGAAGATATGGCCTGGCTGACTGAGCAGTTTGGGTTGCCTGGGCACAATTGGCATGCAAATGTAACTACAGATTGGATGGAAATAACCTTTCAGCATGAAGTAGATGCCACGTTAGCTAGACTAAAATTAGGAGCAGGAAAATGAGTAACCCATTTGATTACATAACAGAGTTTGAGTCTGCACTAGCGTCATACACAGGTGCTAGGTACGCTGTAATGACTGATTGTTGTACACATGCACTTGAGCTTGCATTTAGAGCAACTGAGGTTACATCAACAGAGTTTACGCCGTACACATACATTTCAATACCAATGATGCTTATGAAGATAGGCGTTAAGTTTGAATACAATGATGTTGAATCATGGAATGGTATGTATTACTTCCAGTATACTAATATTTGGGATTCAGCAAGAGCATTATATCCTGAGATGTATAAGCCAGGTATGATAATGTGTTTAAGTTTTGGACACAGTAAACCCTTAACCATTGGCAGAGGTGGTGCTATACTATTAGATGATTATGCACTTTATAAACAGTTAAAACTTATGTGCTATGATGGTCGAGACTTATCAATAACACCATGGGAAGATCAAAAAGAATTTAAGTTAGGGTATCATTATAAGCCTAGTCCTGAAGAAGCTCAACAAGGATTAGAGCTATTAGGACAACATAATGAACAGCTAGAATTTAAAAAATATCCAGACTTAAGAAAAATTATAATAAAATAACAGTTGACCAATAATTCACTTTATCATATAATACTAGTATGACTACAGCAACCACAACACAAAATAAAGATAAAGAACTAGCAGAAAAGTTCGCAAACATCTTAGGCCCCACAGACCGTGCAGTAGACCTCGAAGCAAGAGAAAGACTTATTACTGCTCGAATTGGTTTATTATTAAAACAACCATTTTTTGGTAACCTAGCTACAAGATTAAAATTAATAAATGCAGACGAGTGGTGTCAAACTGCCGCAACAGATGGTCGTAATTTTTATTACAATTCACGGTTTATAATGATGTTGTCAGGTGAGAAAGAATGTGAGTTCTTGTTTGGGCATGAAGTTCTTCATTGTGTGTATGAACATATTGGTCGACGTGTTGACAATGATCATCAAGCTCAATTAGCAAATATTGCCGCTGACTATTGTGTCAATGGTGACCTAGTACAACACAAGGTAGGCGAGATGATTACTACTGTTCCTTGCTTACATGACACAAAATATTATGGGTGGAACTATGAACGTGTGTATGATGACTTATACGAAAATGCTGATAAAGTTGATATTCAGGAATTAATTGATCAACTGTTAGATGAACATTTAGAAAATGAAGAGTCAACTACTTCTGAAAGCCCTGATGGAGAAGATGGTAAAAAAGATGAGAAAAAAGGTAGTGGTCGACCTAAACTAACAAAACAAGAGCTACAAGAAATTAAAGACGAATTAAAAGAAGCAATGGTAACTGCGGCCAAGTCAGCAGGAGCTGGTAATCTTCCTAGTGGTGTTAAAAGAATAATAGAAGACATTACAGAACCTCAAATGGATTGGAGAGACCTTCTTAGACAACAACTAGAAAGTACTCAAAAAAGTGATTATACTTTTGCTCGTCCTAGTCGTAGAGGGTGGCACTTAGATGCTATACTTCCAGGAACCAACCACGAAGAAATGATTGATATTGCTATTGCTTTTGATGCATCTGGGTCAATGTCAGACAGAATGTTAAGTGATTTCAAAGGTGAGGTTAAAGGTATCACTGAGGAATTTAACAATTACAGAATACATATGTTCTCATTTGACACAGAAGTTCATAACCCACAAGACTTTACAAGTGACAATTTAGACAATATACTAGAGTATGACATAGAAGGTGGAGGTGGTACTGAGTTTGATTGTATGTTCAACTATCTTAAAGAGAATGACATTTCACCAAAAAGATTAGTGGTATTTACAGACGGTTATCCCTGGGGAACTTGGGGAGACGCTAACTATTGCGAAACTGTATGGATCATACACAGCAATGACCACCCTAATCCACCGTTTGGTCAGTGGGCACTCTACGAACCAGAGAAGTAAAAAATTTACCCCTACCCAGCGTAGACCGTTAAATATTAATAGAAACTATTCGAATAGGAGTTTGGAACATGGCGAAAGCTAAAGAAAAGAAAGAAGAAGTAAATGAACCAACTGTAGCACCTGCTACAGAAAATGCTGTACCACAACTTACGGTACAAGATCTTGCAACTTTACGTAGTTGTATTGAACTAGGTTCACAAAGAGGTGCTTGGCGTGCTAACGAGTTAACAGCAGTTGGTGCAGTATATGAAAAGCTATCAGCTTTTTTACAAACACTTTTACCACCAAAAGACGCAGAGGCTGACGAGCCAACTGCTGATAAAGGAGAAACAAAAAATGATTAAGCACGTTGGTAGACATAATGAACGTAAAATTATTATCGTTTATAGAGAAGTTCCTGAACAAGCTCACATGGCACTAGTTGTATATTCAGATGTATTGCCTGGTGCTATTCATGATCCAGTTATGAAAGTGTTAGAAAATGAGGGACAATCAGAAAAATTAGTAGCCGATGCATTCCATAAGGCAATATTGCCAGATGGTAGAAACATGTTAGGTGCACTTCATAGTGAAGGTTATCTTAAAAAAGTTCAAACTAATCAAATTGTTGTTACAGCAAATGCAACTTCAAATGTTCGATTAGATGAACTTAACAAGATTATTAATGAAATGGAAACTGGTGATGAAGCTAAACAACGTCTAGAAAAACTAGATAGCAATAGGGGACTAGTTGATCCAACAGTTGGCCGTGAATTGGGTGCCCCCCCTGAAAGAAATGTACCGCCTGTAACTGCTAACACTAATACTGCGTTAAGTGATTCAGATATTGCTAATAATCTTTTGAAACAAGCTAACGAAATGGAAGTTAATGCTAAATCAATGCTTGAAGAATCTAAGCGTTTAAAAGCAGAAGCTAAAGAGCTAACACCTAAGAAGACTGCTCCAAAAGCAACTGGTGTCAAAAAGACAACAGCAAAAAAGACCGTAGCTTAACTAAGAAGAAAGGAATAACATGCTCCTCAGTGAAGAATTCCTCTCAAGATGGGAGGATTTGGTCGAGGGTGTTGACAAAACCAATGTTCCGGTAGAGTGCATTAAGCGAGTTGTTATTAAACTCAAAGATGGACGCCGACGATATTTAAATATGTCAACACTACGTAAGAAAGGATTAGATGCCTACGAACTTGAAGGAGTGCTCGATCAAAAGTTAGAAGAATATGATAAAGACATTGCTAATGTTGACTTTTTTGTTGATGTTGATCAAGTAGCAGAACTAATTCAACCACAGACGGATAAAATACTAGGTGGTCTATGAAGGCCATCCTAGCATGCGATAGCCAAGGCGGTATTGGCAAAGACAATAAGTTACCTTGGGCCAGACTAGAAGGCGACCTTCCTCGTTTTAAAGAACTAACAGAAAATCAAATAGTAATTATGGGACGTAATACCTGGGAAAGTATACCAGAAAAGTATCGCCCTCTTCCAAACAGAATAAACATTGTAGTTAGTAGACAGCAACTTGACCTACCTAAAGGTGTTGGCTTAATCAATGACATCAATATGATTGACGCTAGTCCAGTAGTTTGGTGCATTGGCGGTGCAGAGTTGTTTAAAAGTTTATTACCTAAAATTACAGAAATACATCTTTCACAAACATGGGAGAAATATGATTGTGATACATTTATTGATATTGACCAGCTTAACCAAGAGTTTGATTTGCAGAATGAAGTAATACACGAAGGACATACTTTTAAGGTGATGACAAGAAAATGAAAACATATCTAGACAGCTTACAGTACATATTAGACAACGGAGAGAAACGCAGTGATCGTACAGGAGTTGGTACATTATCAGTATTTGGTATGCAACAACGCTATGATCTCACTAAAGGTTTTCCTGCTGTTACTACAAAGAAGCTAGCATTTAAATCATGCCTTAGTGAACTACTTTGGTTTATAGAAGGTAGTAGTGATGAACGTAGATTGGCAGAAATACTGCACGGTACTAGAGACTTAGAAAAGAAAACTATATGGACAGCTAATGCTCTAAGTAATGAATGGCAAGACCGTAAACAAGTAATACCCAAGACTCCAGGAGTTGATGTGTTAGTCAACGGTACATATGGTGAAGTAACTGATGAAATTACTGCACCTGATTATGACCTAGGCCGGGTGTATGGAGTACAATGGCGTTCGTGGCGTAGAAGTATAGAGTTTGCTTCATACAGTCAATTTGAAAACACAGCACAGGAATTTAAACGAGTACCTAATCCTGATTATCATGTAGACCAACTTAGTAATCTTATTGAAGGTATTAAAAAGGACCCTAATGGACGCAGACACATTCTGAGTGCATGGAATCCCGGAGAACTAGAACAAATGGCATTACCACCTTGTCATTGTTTTGCACAATTTTATGTAAGTGCAGACGGTAAGTTAAGTTGTCAAATGTATCAACGATCATGTGATATGTTCTTAGGTGTTCCCTTTAACATTGCATCATACAGTTTATTAACGCATAT